TTTCGCACATCTGCAGGTAATTTACTTATGTCAACCTGATTCAAGTCCATGGTACCAATATGTTTTCAGTATACACGAATGTGTAAATTAAGCAATACAACCTAGAGTAGTGGGACCCCTTTTTTGTATATAAGGGGGATAGGGTCTATTTAATTATCGATTTTTGGATTTGGCTTGGGACCCCTGGTCCAGGATACATCACCCGCACTGCACGAAGACGGACCAAAGCGGTCGGTGTGACGTGCAGTCGGTGTGCAGGGTGCCTTAAAGATGTCCGGAATTGTCTGTACACCCTGTATCCTATATAATCCTTGACAGGTTATTTGTCAAGTGTTAAAAACAAATTAGAAAGGAAATATAATATGACAAAAAGCACAATGCAAAAATGGCAACGGGACCATTTCGTATCCGAGTTAAACCGGAACTATGACCCGTTAATTAACGCTGCGGAATTGAAATTAAAATCAATAGAAGCAGAAGCAATAGAGATAGCAGAAAAAAACCTAGCAGATGATATTGGAGCAACACCAATTATTGAAGAGCTGCAGGAAGCTATTGAAACTGTAAAACAAAAAATGAGCAAGGCGGCCAGGTTCTTTAGAACTTCCAAAGTAGCCAGGAAAAAAGATATTAATTATAAATTTCAAGGAAAAGAATTTGGTATTCGTGGCTATGATACCAATCAAATAACGCCGGATGATTGTTGGGAGCAAATAAGAGAGTGGGCCGGGGATTTTGCACGGGCAAAAATTAAGAAAACACCCGAAGGCAAAATACTTGCAACATTAGAAGAAAACAAACGGGCTTCATATAAAGAGATTATGGAGGCAGGCAGCCCGGATAGTTTAAAAGCCACACTACATAACAATCTTAAAAAAGATGGGTTGTCATGGAATAAGGAAGTGAAGGCTTTACCACCAATAGACGAAACAATTAATTAATTGTTTGACAAGGGCTATCCTATAATATAGGATAGTCCTAGAAAGGATATATTATGGATTATGATAAGTTAATTAAAGAAGTAGAAAACATACAAGACAAATCAGATTTTATTATTTCCTGGTTTGCGAAAAAATATCAAAAGACTATCTTTAGAGTTGGTTCAATGGATAAAGATGGTTGCAGAGTTTGGGAAGATACCAAGGGCAATAAGTTGATTTGTTTTTGGGATGTTGTAATCAATAGATATACAACAGCAATTAATCCCATGATAACTTATAAGAAAGCGAGGAACTAATGCTAAAAGCAATTTACTTTGCATTACATTTTTTAATAATCTTTTTGGGTTGCATTATAGCAATTCATTTTGACATGACTCTAGGTCTATTAATTGCAGGAACATTTATAGTTAAATGGTGGTTCATGTTTCCAGATAGGGAGAGGTTATGAAATATAGTTTAGCACAAATACTAGAGGCATGGGAAGCCGCTTATGGTGAAGACATGATGATAGAATACCCAGGTTTTATTCAGAGACTATCTGAAGAAAACGCTTCGCAAGCCAGTGACCCTGGTGAAGGTACGGATACAAAACATCTCGGAGCCCGTACAAAATGACTGATAAAGTTAAACAGGTGATATGGGTCTTCGATGTTGAAGATAATAAGAAAAAAAGAATTAACCTGCAGACTCTGCTCAACCGGGCAAATCACTCCTTCAGGCATGAGAATATAAAATACTTTGCCCTGGAGAAGGACCGGGACGAGTTTGCGAAGGACTGCAGGTCCTGATCCCTGGTCCGGTGTTTCCCAGTGCAAGGGTTATTCGCACCACCGGACCTGGGATCAGCAACGAGCGTGACCTAGGCTGGGATGAGGGGTCATCGATATACTAGTAATCTAGTTATGTTCTCTCCCAGTGCTGGTCAAAGCAGCAAGCCTCCACCGATTGAGAGTGAAAGAGTAAGATCTTAACTTGTACTGGAAGCGTCAAGCGTCAAGCGAAAATCTTTTTAGAGAACTAACTTGATGCTTGACATGCTTGATTATATAGGATAAAGTTTCGTTATAGCCCTTGGCCCCGTAGCGCTATTCAAAACTTCAACGGGGCATAACAAAGGAGAAAGATATGAATGCAGTAAAAAAACTAACGGACTGTGAACAGCAGCTTCGTGATCAGTGTAAACACATCGCGGAAGATATAACAGCTGGTAAAGAAGATGCCCATAAGTGGATGGAAGACGTCTATGATATAGAGTGGATTACATACCAAGATAAATCTTATAAGGCAGCTAGATTGCTTGTAGCTGGTGGTGGTCCAAACATATGGGTGAACTTACAAACAAACAAAGTAGAAGGTTATTGGTGGGGAGATTATTTTGAATACGGCTTTACAGATAACATTGGTCTCAATGATTACCTGGAGGAAATTTATGTCTGTTAAAAAATATAAGGTTAGTGTTGAATGGGAAACTGTGGTGGAGGCAAAAGACTACGACGATGCTGTACTACAGGCCAGTGAAGAGTTTACCTGGAACAAAGATCACAAAGACTTCGAAGTGGAAGAAGTACAATGACATTTGAGAGCCCACTATACTGGAAAGAGATGAAGAAGATCCGGAAAGAGTTCGAGAAGGCCCAAGCGCCAAGCTTCAAGCGCCAAGCTCACAAAGAAACAAGCAACAAGCATCAAGCGTCAAGCACAAAGGATCAAGCGCCAAGCCACAAGCGTCAAGCTCCTTGATCATGGAGCCTGGAAAAAGTTTCACGGACCTTTGACCGAGGTGCTCAATGCAGATGAAACTATTCTTCGGATGCTTAATATGGAAGGCAATTTGATGAGGTGAGAAGCGTACCTTGTTACTCTTCGTAACTTTTAGTTCTACTGTGAAAAAGGTGCCAGAATTATTATAGCCCAATAGATCAGGAGTACCGGATAGAGTAAGGTTTTCAAGTCTAATCCAACTAATTTTGTTGCAATTCTTTTTAAGTTTTTGATATAATTTACGCTCTGGTCCCATATGTTTTTGGGGGTAACACCGTCATTCATTAATAGTCCTTCTGAAGTTTATCTGGCAAGATAAGACTTGAAGGTTTTTGTGTTTTTAAAACTAATCTGTGCGCAGTTTGACCTGGCTGACCGATGATTGGAACATTGTGCTCATGCACTTCCATTCGTCTAATCTGATACAACTTTCCATCTCTTTCTACGTAGATTTGTGCATTCTTAATTGCGTCAGAACCTTTTGTAAATTGACTTAGAAATAATTGCAAGTCTTGTACTCTCATGAATCTTTTTGTCTTAACTTGTTGGACAAATCATTTATCACAGACCTATAACCTTGCAACAAGTTTTTAGTTGTTTCTAACTCAGAGCCAATTTTTTTCCACATACTCAACTCAAAACGTAGCTGTCCATTAAGCTGTCTGTGACCATCATTAATATCTTCTAATTCTTTCACACGCTTTTGTAGTTCTTCTATCTGTCTAGACATATCTAACTCTCCTCTGTCATCTTTCATATATTGACTTTATATCAATGTTACCTTAAATTGTCAACCATGGGTTTACCAAAAAGACTTACAGAAATGCAAATGAAATTCGCTGAGTGTTATGTATTCGGTGATGAGAACGGGCCTATGACTAAAACAGAGGCAGCTATCAAAGCGGGCTATAGCCCCAAACGTGCAAGGCAAGAAGGATCAGAATTAACAAACCCAAAACTGTCGCCGCTTGTTGTTAAATACATGGGAGAACTGAGAGAAGAAAGATTACGAAAACATGAAGTGACCTATGAAGGGCACGTCGCAGAACTTGCTAGACTTCGTGAGGCAGCGTTGAAGAAGGGTTCTTTCTCTTCTGCTGTGAATGCTGAAGCAAACCGAGGCAAGGCAGCAGGACTATACATAGACAGAAAAATAATAAAAACTGGGAAACTAGAAGATATGTCAGAACAAGAATTAGAAGCAAAGATGAAACAAATTTTAGAAGACTACGGTCAGCTAATTGATGTAACGCCATCTAAATCTTCTGAATCTTCTTTACCCAAGCCCGAGGAATCATAGTACGATCACCAAACACGTAACCATCTTCGTCCTTGTCGTAAGATGCAAATAACTTAATTGAATTTTTATCTTTAGAATACAACCAACCTTCGTTGACTGGTTTTGCTAATCTCATCTTATCAAACTCTTTGTTGGTAGCCCAGCCAGAGTCACTGGTGCAGTCCACCCACTCCACTCTGACTTTAGGATAAGGTAAATCGGGAGTATTAATCGTGACGATACTTTTTCTTCTTTTCTTAGGCATAATACCTTCTATCACATTTGTATAAGGGATCTAGAAAGTTTTGAATTACTGAGTCAAAAACAAAACGTTTCGCGGAAGGCCTTTCTGTATATACCCATAGGTGGACAAAATAATGTGTCCACCTAAACATGATTTGTACCATGATTTGTCCACCCTAAAGTCATATAAATCAACACTTCTAGACCAAAAGTACAAAAGTACACTTTTTTCTCGTTACTTTTCTTGTAAAAATTTTTTAAACTTTTTAGATCCCTTATGTAAACCATTATGCCTTATTCTTGCCATAATGTCGCCTCAATGCTGCCAATCTATCCTCAGCGCTTGAAATTTTTTGTAACATTTTGTCAACTTCACCCAAGATATCTGTATGTTCTGGTATGATTAAGTTGTGTTCATTAATTGCATCTATCCGGTAGATTGCATCTTCTATCTCTGCATCGTACCTTTTCATTAGAGCTGTAAACATTTTATCTTTCATTTTTCATCTCCTTTTCTAATTGTGGCAAGTTTATGTCAACTGCCTCTTTTTCGTCAAACTTTAGTTCGTGATACATGTCTAATCGTTTGAGAAACTTGTGCTTCCATGATCGTAAATCAGAACCAGAAACAATAAACTCTTGGTAGTATAGATCAGGTGTACATACCATAATTATACCTTGTTCTATGTTTGATTTGTGCACGTAATCGTGTGCCATGGCAT